AACGTAAAATTTGGAATTGAATTCGAAGAGATCAGACAAGGTGAAGGTGCTCTTTTCAAAGCTAGTCCTAACGCCGAATAGAACGTCCACGCTATGTTTGATTTTGGGCCAGTAATTACTGAATGATATTGCTGACTTAGTGGCAAGGCCCTTAGGACCGCAGAAGCTAACCAAAACACCCTCATCATCAGAAGACACTTCAAAGTTGAAAACAACTCTGATACTTGGGGACCGGAAGCTACGTTCGATGACATTCCCCAAGTATTCCATATGCATCAGATGATAAAAACTAGATGGATAGTGAAGAATCCCCTGCATCATGTCTGACCGTGAGAATATGCAAGTGCCTTTTGCGTTGATTAAGTGGTCTCCACCCCCATGATATGCTTGCTTGAGCCGCTGAACGGAGGGAGTTGACAATCTAGTAAAAGCAGATGATTCAAAGCTATGAAGTAGGGACGTGGGGAGCTGCAGGCTTTTGCGCCTGTGCAGGCTAAGGATGTTGTAACAGAAATTATGAAAGGACTGAGGGAGGACTGCTCGACACATGTCCATAAACTCGTAAAGGCTGAACAACTGTGCCCAATTAGTCATGTCCCCGGAGATCTTTGCAGTGGTGAACCCATCGCTGGGCTGACTGTGGACTGATGAATAATGGTCAGAGATGAACTGATCTTTAGATTTCTCATTGGTCAATTTTTCTGAGGGGTGCAATTCACACAGGCATCTGAAGATGTCCGAGAACACTCTGATGACCAGTCGGCCTCTCATAGTCAGAACATATATCTCTCTCACACCTCCGATTTGGTTTTTCTTGAAGAGCGAAACCTGGATCCTGCCCTCCTCCTGCTGTTCAATGCCTTGAATAACTTCTGGCATATTCAAAGCAACGAACTGCGAATGTAGTTCTGGGGCCAGTTTGATCATCTGTTCAATGCACTTTCGACGTGGGGTCATTCCAAGGATCTTCTTGCCTTCCATTTCAACCGTCAGATCTGAGTGGTATGGGTCCGTGC